ATCAAATAAGGTTTATCAAATACTAATTGTTCTGTACCTTGTATATAATCTCTTACCTTGATAAATTTACTTTCTTTAACCTTTGGCTGATAAATCTTATAGAGTGTCCCATCTTCTCTAAAATACCCATAGATATAGTTACCCTTGATAGTTATACTTGACACAACATCATTTTCATCTGTCTTTGTCATCACATAATATTCTAGTGGAACAACATTGTATCTAGATAATAATCTAGAACCAATGTGAAATCCCATCCAATATTTTTGGTCAAGAGTATTCCAGTGCCGCATTTCATAGTCAGTAACTTTAAACTTACTATGTTGTTTGTAAGATTTAATAGGATTATAACCGTTGTTTAGAACATGCTGGTTATAGTCTTCAATAATCTTATAACTTGCGGAACCTCTAGTGGATAAATTAAATAGATTTTGGACAAGGCTTATTGCATCACCACCAATACCTGAAGAAAAATCCTTAAACTTATAGATATTATTTCTGTCAATATAAATACACATAGAAGGAGTTTTCTCCCGTGTATTAAACACTGACTTCATTTTAATATCTTGGCCTGTAAGTTTTTCTGTAAGGTTTAGATAATGCTCAAAGACCCATTCTCTTGGGACATCAGCTAAATCATATATTAAGTTCTTTGTAGAAATCATAGCAACCCAGTTTAGTACATAAGGGGAGCTAGACTAACTCCCCATTATGTAGGAGTTGTTAATCTAGATTAAAATCAGAAGAAGATCTTTTGGATGGTGCAAAATCATCATCATCATCTCCAAAATTATCTACTGGCTTTATCTCAAGTTTCTTAAGATGTTTGCTTTCATCATATTTAAGAATTCTTTCTGAGCCCTCTTCACCATAAGCATACTTATTATTTTCTGCTTTAGGTAACCACATATCATATGCAGTATAGCCAGACTTATTCTCATATTCTTTACCAGCAATACAGAAATCTAGATATTTATCTTTAAGTGGAGCATTGTCACTGAAGTTTCTTACAAAATCTTCAATAGTGTTAAATTTATTATCTTGCTCCTCAAACCATTTCATTATACCTGTAGCCTTAGACAAGTTAGCCAAGAACATCATCAAAGATCTATCTCTTTGAATTTTAATTCCAGACTTAGTTTGTCCATCAGCATATGCATATTGACTAGCTTTTACCCGACCAATTTGACCTGTATATTTACCTTTGCTTTCATCATCTTTATCAATCAGAAAACCTTCAAACCCCTCAATTGGTTCTGTCTCAACATTTAATATTAAGTGTTTTGCACCATCAATAAATTGAAAGTCTTCCAACACAATGCTGTTAATTTTTAATCTGTGATTACCCGGTGCAATAGTTTTTGCCATTCCACCACCATTGTTCTCATTTACTAGATCTTTTGTACTTAGTCCCATTTTTGTTATTATTTATTATTTATACACTTTATCCCAGTAAGTTATTAACTTACCATCTACCATTTCAGAAATTAATATCTCCTCATTTCTTAAATGCTCTGGTCTTGCACCGCAAGTAGTCTCCTCATTTGTCTTAAAAGACAAAATAGTCTGATTACCTTTTCTATGCATATAACCAATAGCATCTGCATTAGCACAAATTAGAGATTTTATTTTGCCTGTCAAATCAATATTTGCTGACATAACCATCTCACCTTTATCATCCACCTGTTTGTCTTTAATATGACCAGACAGAATAATGTGGGGAGCAAAAGTATCAATAAAATCTAAAACTTGAAAAAAAGCTTGCCTTACATATAAATATCCTGCACCATTTGGTAATGTAAGAATGCTGTCTCCAGAATAATTCTTACCCATTGGTGTTTTCTGATATAAATTAATTGCAAGTGGCATGACCATATCTTCTAAAGCCGTTACAGTATCAATAGTAACATACTTATATGGATAGCCTGCTTCTTTAATGGCTTTACCGATTTCTTTTAGCTCTTGAAGATTATTTGCTGTAACTTTCATGGCCTCAACATAACCAGCACCATTTTCTAAGTCAATGATAAGATTACCATCAAGTCCTGCAAATGCAGTTGTTTTACCAGTTTTTGGCTTAGAATAGATAATTAATCTTTTAGGATTAACTCTATCAGCCTTTACTTTTTTAGTTGGAAGTACTATACTCATGTTATTTGTTTTTTAACGCTACTGCAAGTTTCTGAAATCCAGCTGCAATCTCCAATAAAATAGTAGATACATCATCTGAACTCTCTACATCTTTAAGTTTTGGAATAAACTCCTCTTCAAAGTCTGGAAAAACACTTAACTTCTTTTGCTCTACTGGCTCAGTAGTTCTGTTCTTCTCATACTCATTATAAGGAATTTCTTCAGAACCTTTGTTTACACATACCAACTCTGAGGTAGGTATAATATAAGCAGAGTATTCTTCTCCTCTTGAATTTGTAGAAACTTTAACTTCATACTCCTCCTTAAAATAAGGATTGTATCTGTATTTAAATAGTGGTCTTTCCCAGAACATAGGAACCATGTTTGTTTCTACACCTCTACTATCTCGCTCAAAATCTACAAACTCTATATAAATATCAGAACCCTTATTTAGCTCATTTTCAAATAACTGAATCTGTCTTCCATATTTACCTTTGCTATAAAAAGCAGTTTTTGCAGTAAATTGGTAACTAGAATTCACTTTCTCTAGATAACCAGAGTGATATTCCATCAACTCTTTTTCTTTGTCTTTTCTGTTATACATATTTTTAAAATTAATGTGATGATGTAGGTGGTGGATCAACTTCAACAATTCTCATTACTGTACTGTCCAATCTATAAAAGTTCATACCCATAAAACCATTTCTTGATTTTAGTATGTGAAATACCAAAAGATCAGGGTCATTAATGATATACTTTTCTGGACCATAGAATTTAATTCTTCTGTTGAATGGTCTATTAATACCAAGCACTACATCAGCATGTTGTAATAAAGCATCAGAACCATATAAATCAGAGTCAAGAATATAATTTCCATATGTACCATCTTTTGCTCTTTCTACAGTTTCAACATTTCTGTTTAACTGACTAAGAACTAAGAATGCCACAGGAAATTTTTTCTTCATTTCTGTAAGAGCCTCACCTAAACTATTTAACATCTCAAACTTATCCTTCTGCCCCTTACCAATCTTAAATAAAGCTGAGTGATCTATAGTAACTAAAGTATTAGTATGACCATTTTCTGTCTTATGCTTCTCCATATAAGCATGAATAGTAGCACACATCTCATCCACTGTACATGGATCATACACCACATCTACTACATCATATTTTTCTGTACTTTCATAAAACTGAACACACCTTTGAAAAATACTTTTGTCCACAGGTTTTTCCTTACTCATCAGAGTGTTATAATCAGAACCAACATTCATAGACAATTTTCTAATACCATTTGTCTCATCTAGCATCTCAAACTGAAACTTTAATACTCTGAAACTTTGGTCAGGATTCATCTTAATGACATCATTAACCAATTGCTCCATAAATAAAGTCTTACCAGTTCCTGGTCTTGCACCAACAACAGTAATAGTTCTCCATTCTAAACCATCACAAAAAGCATTATTAAAATTCACCCAAGCTGTCTTCAATGATTTTAGTTGACCATTGTGTCTAGCTTTCATTTTATAGAGAGCTTTTTTAAGAGCATCTCTTTCACTCACTGCCTTTAAAGGGCTAGCATTATTATACATATATTATTGATTAGACTTCTGTATGAGGTTTAATTTGCTCATATAAAAAGTGAGCAGCTGTGATAAGTATTTCAATAATTATATATTGAAGCACTCCCATTTCTACTACATAATTGCTAATTATTAAGTATAAACATATACTTCCTAATAAAGCAATAAACAGTTTTTTTAAATTTACTATTATCAAAATAATCTCTCCTTTATAAATATTACTTCATCATCTGGTTTGTTTAAAATCATTTCACAATAATCAGCCAAGTCTGAGTCCCATGTTTTGTCAGTGCTTTGTTTTCTAATAAAATATTGAGATGTTCTCATGTACTGATAATTAATCTCTCTGTATTCTAAAACATATTTTTTAACTGCTAACAAAACTGTATCCCAACTGTAATCATAAGTTTCAAAGAACCATCTAAATGCATTCTCTAAGTTTTTAGGATTAGATCTTGCATACTTACCACTGGCAAGCTTTATACTTGGAAATGTTTCTGAATATTTCTTCACATTGTCCTCAAAGTTATCTCCCAATAAAGTTTTAGATGTTTTCTTCTTTGACTTCTTAAAGTATCCGTCAATCTCAGTAGTAAAGATAATACTTTTATCTGTTAATGTCAAGTCTTCATTTAACCATCCATCAGAAATTAATCTTTTAACTTCTAGCTCCTTGTTTACATAAGAACAAGGAATTATACTATTCTTTACACAATATAAAATATAATAACTATTTGGAGTTATATGCTCCCGGATTAACTTTAAAAATATATCTTCCATACTACCAATTAATTATATATCCTGTACTTTCTGCAACTAGATGTTGTGCTTTTAGAAAAGCATTATCTGAGTTCCATTCTTTTTGTTTGTTATAAGCTGCACTTGCAGGATGACTTGTAAATATTTTATGGTTATCATCACTTACATAGTCTGCCCATTCTTGAGCTTTTTTACCCATGTAAATATATACAAGTTCTTTATTATTATGATTAAGATAGTCAAATAAATAACTAGTAAATCCTTGCCATAAATCATAATGTTGACCAATTTTACCTATTTCAGTTGTAAGAGCTGTATTAAGTAATAGTATTCCTTGGTTAGACCAACGCTTTAAGTCAACATCTGTACATAGCTGATTATCACCATATATAGTTCTATTTATTTCATCAAAAATATATCTCAGACTTGGTTGTAATTTACCTGTTTTACTACAGCTAAATGCTATACCATCAGCTTGCCCAAGATGTGGATAAGGGTCTTGACCAACAATAACTAATTTTAGTTCATCATAGGGGCATTCTTCAAATGATCTAAATGCATCTTTAAGTGCTGGTGTAAATCTTTTGTCTTGAACACTCATAGTATATAATGTATTCAGTATATCTGTAAATTCAGAACTAAATATATAAGATTTAAAAACTTTTCCCCAACCACTTGGTTCTAATTTTTCAAATATTTTTTGTTTATATTCATCTATCATCATAATTTTTTATATTTGTTAAAATAATTAAACATGCCAGTTAAAGTAAAAGAAATTAAAGATGATGCAGTAATTGATATAAAAGTCAACAAAAACTTTTATCTAATGTCAAAAGACTCTTTATATACAATTTTCAAGCATCTAATAGATAATAAAAGCCCTGAAGAAAGTGTCCAACACATTCTTACAAAAGAATATAAAGATCTTGGAAACTTTGAAAGAGCGTTTTATACTATCACATTATTAATTTCAGAAATAGAAAAACAAGTTCAAGAAAATCCTAATTATTATACTGAAAAAGAAATTCTTGAACCAGGTGATCCAGGTTATGTTGAACCTAAGCAAGGTTAAGATTTAAATCTCTACCAAGTTCAATAGCAGATTCTATTGCCATTGCTAATTCATCTTTACTACAGTCTTTAAAAGACTTACAATATTCTGCATCTCCTGCATCATAGCAGAGTCCAGAATGTTTTTTAACTATAAATTTCATTTCTTCAAATGTATAGCCAGACTCTTTGGCTAATTCTCTAATACAGGCATGTACTTTAGCTAATTGTGCTAAACTACCTGTGTCTGAAGTAAGTCCCATAAACACTTCAACTTCCTGACCTTCTTGAAGTTTATCAAGAAATAATTGATAAGAAATCTTTGTGTTTTCATTAATATAGACTAACTTCCCATCACTTTTTGTAAGTTTGAAACTAAACATATGGCATTTTTTATTATATTATTATGTACTTATGACTGAAAAATCTCATAACTCTTTCAAATCAAATACTAAAATTATTTTAGAATATCTTGAAAAGTTTCCAAATTCTCCTACTAAAACTCTAGCCCGTAAAATATATCAAGAAAATCAAGCATTCTTTGAAACTTATGATATTGTTTATGATAGAATGAGATATTATAGAGGTCAATCAGGAAATAAGTCAAGAAAAAAAATGGCTAATAGAAAATTTCAAAAAGAACTTAAAATTAAAGTTATGAATAATTTTGTATCACTACCATCTTCTCTTACACAAAAAAGAGGAACATTCACATTTCCCACAGGCTGTAAGAAGTTAGGTGTTATTGGTGACTTACACATTCCCTATCATGATGAAGATGCAATAGAAACTGCATGTGACAGAATGGAAGCAGAAGGTGTAGATAGCATTCTAATCAATGGAGATCTACTTGACTTCTATCAGCTTTCTTTTCATGAGAAAGATCCTAGAAAGGTTCATTTTAAAAATGAAATAGAAGCAGGTAAGCAGTTCTTTGAGTACATGCGCTCAAGATTCCCAGGCATTCCTATTTACTTTATACCTGGTAATCATGAAAACAGGTTTGAAAGGTATCTTAGAATAAAAGCATCTGAGTTACTTGACATGGATGAATTCAGATTGGATGTAATCTTACATGTAGCAGAATATAAAATAGAATATATCCCATTTAGAACTAAAGTAATTTTTGGAGATTTTCTTATAGAACATGGTGATAAGATTCCTGGAGCTGGTGGTGTTGTACCAGCTAGAACTGCTTTAATGAGGCTTAAAACCAATTGTATTATTAATCACTTTCACAAAAGTTCTCAAAGCTCACAAAGAGTTTATGGAACTGGTGAATCTACAACTATCCGTGCTTATAGCCTTGGATGTCTATGTGAACTAGCACCAGATTACATGGAAATAAATGAATGGAACCATGGGTTTGCCATTCTAACAAAAATTGATAATTTAGTGTCTGTAAATAATTACAAAATAGAAGGCAACACAATTATCTAATGTTTCTACCAATAGTACTAAAAGACAAAGACGGAGAGTATATTGAACATCTCAATATAACACACATTACTAGAACTTCATTTGTTAATGTAATGAATCCTGATGCAGGCACTAGGATCCATTTAAGAACAGGAGAGGTTCTAACAACTCCCGTACCTATGGATATAGTCCAAACTGAAATAGATGATTGTTATAAATCTGCTGCTGCTATGATCATGTTTAACATACTTGCAGAGAAAGCACAACTTACTAAACTTAGTGGAGATGTTGACCTAGATAACCCTGGGCAGCGGCAACCTCTTTCAGATGAAGAATAGAATCTTTTGTTATCTCATCTCCATTTATCCAATCAAAGTTGTATACACACCAGCCATCCTGACTCTCATCATTACCAGATGATATTAGGCTGAGTCCTGGTAATAAGTCTAATACATAGTAATAATAGTCATAACCATTTTGACTCTCACTATCTGAGACTTCTACTCTATCAAAGCCTAAGTTAATTAATTCTTGTTCTGTCATTTTTCTGCCATTGTTTGTAAAAACACAGTATGATTCAATACATCAAATGCATATGTGTACTCTAGTTCAGCATATGCTTTGTTTTCTTTTGAATATATTCCATGTTCTTTAATTCTTAAATTCCTAAGATTCTCTATAGTTAATGTAACCATAGTAAGATTATCTTTATCCTCTGACTTCATCATTTCCACTACATTTTGTACCTCTGTTGTTGTAATATAATTATACTTCTTTAACAACATTAACTCAGCCATATATACAAAAGGCCGGAACTCATCTTTCTTAGTTCCCTTATGATACATATACCATAGATAGTTTAGATTACCATCTACACCATCTGTTATATTATAATGTTCTTCAGCAATTGCTGCAACTAGTTTTTTAATTTCTTGTGCTTCCATTCTAAAATATATATCTAATGGTGTTCCAGGGAATAATGGCATCATGTAACTCTGTAAATTGTTTAATGTAATGTGATTTACATCCCTGTGCATACCTAATGTTTTCTCCTCCGTACTGGGAAGTCTTCCTTTCTTGTATGTCCGGTCTCCAGAGTAACTCTTCACCCATGATCTTATTCTTTTCATTATACTCATGTTTATCTTTATTATGTGTTAGAAAGATTACTTCAGCTTTTACTTCATCAAAATCCCAATAATGATGCTTAGCTCCTGAATTTATAAATTGAAATAGTGCACTATACTGTCCTAACCAATCATCATGAACTATTACAGGGCTAAAGTTTAAATGTACTTCATAACCAGATTCTAAAAATAATCTAACTGCGGATAATCTTTCATATATAGTTGAAGTATTTGGCTCTAGTATTTTTCTATAATCTTCAGGCATTAGACTAAATCTTATTCTAATCTTACCCTCTGGATTGAACTCTAGTAAATCATAGTTCACATGCTTAGTAGCAAATGAACCCATAGCAAGTGGATGATCTCTAAAGAACTTAAAAATACTCTGCCAGTCATGATACTTAGCATGGAGAGCAAAGTCTTCATTACAAGAAATATCATAAGTAATATAATCCGGATGTGTTTGATTGGGCTTCTCTACATCAGCAAACCAAACATGTGAATTAATCTCTGTCAGAATATCCATAGTATTTGTTGCTATAGATAATCCTTCCGGTTTGTGTCTTTTCATGTAACAGTTATGAGTCAATATTCCATTTGCAAAATAATTCTCATTCTTTTGTACAGAAAAGTTGACAACCTTAGATTGTTTTGCTATCTTTGTTATAGCTTTTATTTTCTTAAATTCTAAATCCATGAGTTGTAAATATTGTGGTAAAATTACAAAAAAGTCTACAACCTATTGTAATTCCACCTGTGAAACAAATTATTCTGAATTGTTCAATCAACAATCAAAACCAGTCTTTAGAACATTCCAAGAGGCTGGTAAATTTTACAAAAGAGACTTCAGAACTATGAAAAGATTTGAAGGTTTACTTTTTACAATTGATAAGAGTCTTCCTTCAGCAAGTACACAATGGGTTATATGTAAAATTTGTGGTGAACAATCTCCCAAATCTAAAGCTAGAAATGGTTATTGTTCTGATTGTACTGAACAAGGACTTGGTAAGAAGAATCAGGGTCAAATTATATCTGAAAGATATCAAGGCTCTGGTAATCCTAATTACTTAGATGGTAGCTCACATGCTATAGAATATCAATCTAATGACTGGTATAAACTTAAAAAGAATTTAAACTTTACACACTGTGCATTAACTAATACTACTAACAACATAGACTACCATCATATTATCCCAAGATGGTTTTGTAAACTTGCTGACATAGATGTATTTGATCCTAATAATATTATAGGATTAAACCACGACTTTCACAAAGTAGTTCATCATCTTCAGTTAGATATTGTGCTTCTACCCAACCTCTATTCTTTGTATAAAAAGGATGCTCACCAGTTACAGTCACACTTTGTCCATCTACTTCAATTACATAAAGTTCATCAGTATCCCGTTGACCAATTACAGTCACTAAGTCTGTTTCAAGTTTCCCGGTATCCTGGCAAAAAGAAACTATTTGATCTCCTTCCTGAATTTTTCCAGCCATTCTTACTCCATAAGGAGTAGTAATTAATGTATCTGGGGTCACACAATAAGTACAATTGTATAAGCACCCGTGACCAAAAGAAGGACTAATAAAATCAGTTGACCGTCCTGATGGCCTTATTATCATACTTTTTCTAGTTACTTTATCTACTAGACCCATTTCCTTCTACAATTTCAATCAATTTGTCAAGACAAGCAAGTTCTGCTTCTTCGTAAGTATCATAGGCATCTGAAAGAATTGATTTATCTGGAGACCACTTAATATAAAAGTCATGGATATTAACATCATGACTTGAAAAATGAATGAGGAATCCATTCTCTCTAAACCATCTGAATACTTGTTGATATAGTGGTGCTGGGATAATGTAATCATCTCCTTTTATTGATGCCAAATGATATGAGAATGACTCTCCTTCATAATAACTTAAACAAGGTTCTTCAAATCCAAGTTGCTTCATTCTTAAAGCTAAATCATAAGGCAAAAATTCTTTTTCCATATCAATTATTTTTAAATAAAAATGGGGAGAATGATCCCCCCATTTACTAATACTTACTAACTTTCTCTACCAACGTTTCTGAAAGTTAATAAAAGCTGATGCATTCTTATTGGAATCAAATATCTTGGGCATCCCGTGTTTATCTAACACATCTTCCCATCTAGTAAAGAACCATAAGAATTTAACTTTCTTCTGTACAGAGAATCTTGTCTCTGACATTGGTGTAAGTTTTACCATTAATACTCTGTGTCCCTTCCTTTCCTCTCCTTTTCTTAAAATAATCATATGTATTGGTTTATTTAGTTACTTCTCTAGATTTATGTTGTGATCACTCAGTATCTCATAAAACTTATCTCTAATTCTCTCAACCATCTTCCACTCTTCCTCACTAAGTTCTTCATACTTCCATAGTTTTCTAAGATCTTGAGAAATGTCCCACAAAGCTGAGTACATCTTGCTACCTTGTACAGCAAAATCAAATTCTGCTTGATCATCCGGCAGGGTGTATTCAAGTGTTGCTTTCATATCATTTCTATTTTATTTATGTGGCAATTTTTACCCCTTATTCTTTATTGATTTGTTCTTGTTTTTTAGTTAATCAAAATAAATTTTACCGTTATATATATCTTCAATTCCCCATTTACTTAATTGTCCATAGCTTTTATTACTAAAGTAACTTGGTGCAAAAAAGTGAATTAGTTTTACAATTAATTTTTTCATTGTTCTTGTTGTTTAAAGTTGCAATCCTTCTGGATATTTTGTTTTTACTTTTTGGATTTCACCACCTTTTGATATAGTAGATTCACCACAATTTTTACATTTTGTATTAGGTATAACATTTTGATGATAATAAAAATCATCATAACTATCCATACTTTCATCTATATCAATATGATTACAGAATTCGCATTGATACTTTCCTTGAAAGTCTCTTCGGTGTTGAGTAATTACTTCAATTAATTTCATAGTTCTTGTTGTTTAAAGGTTTCGTTATAGTATTGTTCTGCATTTCCTCTATTTTCACTAATTAAATTAAACGGAACATCTGTTTTATTACAAAAATCATAGTAAAAATTAAATGCAAAGTCTATCATTCTTTGCTTCTCTATTTCTTTGGCTTGTTGTATACAAAACCTAAAATCGGGAGTACAATTTTCTATTCCCCCGAAATGTTCATCTATCAACCACTCTACTGCTGTTTGTTTCATATTATTGATTTATTATTTCGTGCAGTAAATAGCACTATATTATACATCCATTGGTTTTTCTTGTGTAATTGAATTAAATAGTGCATCTTAAGGCACTATTATTTGTTCTGCTGTTTGTTTCATAGCTTATAGGTTTAAAATTTGTAAAGTTTTTTGATCTTACAAGTTAACACTACTCTGGTAAATTTATACCCATAATATCATTTAACTGTTTCCATACAGCCTCAGCATTATCCCCCCAATAGAAATTACATGTAAAACTTGTATCAGTTTTATCATATGGTGGTTCTAGAAAATATGCTTGCCAATGCTCATCAGGCTTTGCAGTAAATCTTTTACATTTTTCTTTAACTGGACATTCAAATCCATGGCACATAGTTATATCCGGCATGTTCTTAATTTTTATCTAAATTACTGTTTTTTCTTGAATCTCTATAATCAATAATAAATCCAATGGCTACTATGATATTCATTCCCAGTGACATAAGTATCTCATGGATATCCTCATACACATTTACTGAGAGATGTATATGCCCCACCATCCAAAATGGTATGGATAAGTTTTGGCTTATCCATACCAATAGATATTTTATAAAATGTTTCACTTTATTTATTCTTATTCTTTTTAATAGATCTCTTCTCCTCTACTGGGTTCTCTTTCAGAATCTTTTGTAGTCTCTCCCAGATTTGCTTGTTGATTAAGTTGTAATCTGGCTCTTTCTTGGGCTCTTTCATATTCTTTCCAATGATAAATGTTTAAATCTCTCATTTTTAGGAAATCTTCAATAGTCATTTCCTCTGGTATACCATTATTTGCATGCATGATTTGCATGTATATTTCTTTCATTCTCCCCATATTATAAAAATAAATTTTGTAATTGCTCTTTAGTTAAAATATCTGGAAGTTTATCTAAATTTTTCCAATTAAAGTTACCAATAATAGAAACTTTAGATATTTCTTCATCAATATAAGTGAATTCTAATTTATATTGATCGTCACCCAAGTTTTGTTTATTTGCAAGTATATCTGGTAAAGGATGTATTGTTCTCAAATAATTTTTATCTTGTATACTCCACCAATAATTATGTTTTTGAATTCCAACAGAAACAGTACTATGATCTCTATTAAAATACATCCCTATTATTCTTGTAGTTAGATGTCTTTTAAAATGTAAAACATGATATAAATAGTATCTTTTATAGACAAGCTCTCTGTCTCTTAATTTACCTTTTAAACAATAAGCAT